TGTAACACTTATTTCCTTTATCCTTTCGTATGTCAATAGAGTGAACAGCATGCTAGACGGAATGAAAGAAAATAAAGCAATAACAATGTTAGTGATAGGTATAATGCTAATTGCTATAAATTCAGTTTTAATTACATCGATAACTGATGACCTTATTTCAGATGGAATGGCACAACAAGTTACTGATGCTTATGATGAACAATCCGATTTTGATGAAGAATGGGCAACCTCAACGTATGAAAAAGTGTATTTTGGATACAATCTAACAGATATTAGTGCTTTATCCAGTGATGACCCATCAAATGCATACACAAAGGTTGGACCATGGATTTACAATGTTACCTCTCACAAAGAAATTCTAGAATGGAATGATGAAGAAGGAACAATGACTTATTCAGAATATGAAGTATTCGAGTGGTGCGAAGAATGTACTTGGGAAGATCGCGATGGGACTATGGGCCCTGTTGGAGAAATTTACGATTCTGTACCTGGCACAAATGATTTCAGAAATGTAAATATTTTATGGACAGCACAAAGTATAGCTGCTATAGGAGCTGTAGGTTTTGAATATGGAGAACCTTTTGCAAAAGCAGGATTTGCTACAAATATGATGATTTTAGAACTATCTAGTCTTGCTCCTAGTATTTGGTCTGCTGAAGATAAAACTAGAGCAAATGAAAGATCAAAACTTATATCTCCAGCATTACAACAAGCAGTTGAGTCATCTGTTGCTGAATTAGAAGAGGCAACTTTTGGCAGGGGAAAATGGTTTGATATACAAGATGATTATTTAGACCAGGATCCTAGTGATGCTGAGTATGTGCGTAATTTATTGCAAGAAGATTTAGAAAAAACAGGTTGTAAAGATGCAATTTGTGAAGTTTTTTTGAATAGTGCTATATATGGCACAGGTATTGGCAAGATTGTGGTCAAACAAACTATTGAAAGGGCCCCGGTAGAAGAAACTATTGAAGGCACTATGGCTACAACTCGTACTGTTGTTGAATACCCAGCTATTGATGTTCATGTCGAGCCTATATCCCCTAAAGAATTCTTAATTGATCCATCAGCTAACTCAATTAACGATGCTTTGGGGGTTGCTCACGAGGTTATTAAACCTAGATACCATGTTGTAGAAGGAATACGCTCTGGCATTTATAGAGATGTACCTCTTGATGGTGATTATGAGTCAGTTAAATTCGGTTATGACCCAGAAACTAAACAAGCAGACGAATCTGACTCTGTAAAAATATGTGAATACTGGGGTTTGGTTCCAAAACGATTTTTAAAAGCAAGTCAAGACAAAGATGACTTTGAATATGACAAATCTAATGCAAATGAATTAGTAGAAGCAGTTGTTACTATGTGTAACGACCAACATATTCTTAGAGTTGAAGAAAATGCGTTTATGATGAACGATAGACCGTTCATTTCTTATCAACATGACATCGTACCTAATAAATTTTGGGGCAGAGGAGTTTGTGAGAAAGGGTATAACCCACAAAAAGCTCTAGATGCTGAAATGAGAGCAAGAATTGATTCTCTGGCATTAACGACTACACCAATGATGGCCGCAGACGCTAGTCGACTACCACGAGGAGTTAAGTTTGAAGTGAGAGCAGGAAAAACTGTTCTGACCAATGGAAATCCACGAGAAGCTATCATGCCACTCGACATGGGTACAACAGATCCTAATACATTCAATCAGGTTGCCTCACTTCAAAACATGATTCAGATGGGAACTGGCTCTGCTGATAGTGCTTCACAAGGTGGTGAAACTGCTAGTGGCATGTCTATGATGCAAAGTGCTGCAATCAAACGACAAAAGCGTACTTTAATGAATTTTCAAAACACATTCCTTATACCTTTGATAAACAAGGCAATGTGGAGAAAGATACAGTTTGATGTAGACAGGTATCCTGTAAACGATTACAAATTTATCCCGTATTCAACTATGGGGATTATGGCTAAAGAGTTAGAAATGACTCAAATGGTACAAATGCTACAAACCATACCGCAAGATTCACCTGCATTTAATGTTATTTTGTTAGCATTGTTTCAAAACTCATCAATACATAATAGAGATCAGATTGTTAATGCTCTAATGCAAGGTGGTGAGCCAGATCCACAAATGGAAGAAATGCAACAAATGGGTATGCAAATAGAAATGCAGCAATTACAGGCTAATGTACAGAAAACTTTAGCTCAAGCTAAAGAAGAAGAGGCACAAGCTATATTACATCAAGCTGATGCTATGAGCAAACAACCAAATGATATAGATGTGCAAGAAAAGATACTTAAATTGCAAAAAGATTCTATAGCTATCGAAAAAGGCATTGCAGATATTGAAAATATGCGTTCTGAAACTGCCAGAAACATACCAGAAGTAGAACATTTGCAATCTGAAACAATTTTAAACCTAGCAAAAGCTAGAGAAGCAGGAAAGAAAACACAGGTAACTAATACCGTACAATAAAATGCCAAAAACAGATGAAAAGTTTTTAGTTGACAGACTAGAAATGACAGAAACAGAAGGCTTTATAGATTTAGTTGCCGATTTAAAGAATTTAGAAGAAAGTATTGGTAATTTAAACAATATTAATTCTGAACAAGACCTTTGGGTAATCAAAGGTCAGTTGCGTATCATAAATTTTATTGTAAATTTAGAAAATGCAACACACCTAGCGTTGGAAGAACTCCAAGACGGAAATTCAACATAAATCAACCTTCACAATCCTGAAGAGGACGGAGAACACAATGAGTGAAAGTATAGTAGTAGATGAAGCACCTTTACAAGAGGAACCGATAACAGAAACACAGGAAGAACAAGTAACACAAGAGGCACAGACGGAGGAAACTTCACAATCTGAACCTGAGATTCCTGCAAAGTATGCTGGTAAATCAATAGCAGAGGTTATTGAAATGCAACAAGAGGCTGAAAAGCTAATGAGTAGACAGGCTGATGAACTCGGCCAACAAAGAAAGTTAGTTCAAAGTTTACTTGATGCACAAAATAAAGTAACTGAAACTACTCCACCAGAAGAACCTGTAATACAGGAGGAGAACTTCTATGACGATCCAGTTTCGGCTGTGAATAAAGCCATAGAAAACCACCCTGATGTTATAAAGGCCAGAGAAGAAAGAATGGGTAACATGCAGAAGCATAATTTGGAAAATTTAGATAAAGCGTATCCAGATTGGCAGAAAACTGTTGCAGATGCTTCTTTTCAGAAATTTATTGGTGATAGTGCAACCAGAACAGAAATGTTTCGTAAAGCTGATACTGAATATAGATCAGATTTAGCAATTGAACTTTTTGATTGGTATTCTCAGACACAAATGTCTGGGGCCACACAAGAAGCAGTAGCTGAAGAAAAATCTAAGATTGAGAAACAGATGAAACAAACAAGTTCTGAAAGCAGGACATCATCAGATTCTGTAGGTGGGAAGAAGATTTACCGTAGAGCTGATTTAATCAATCTACAGGTAACAGATCCTAACCGATACGCATCGTTGGCAGATGAGATTCAGTCAGCATACGCAGAGGGTAGGGTTAAATAATAATACTATAATAGGAGAAGTAAAATGGCTTTGGGTACAAACCAAGTAACGACTGCTGTAGCTAATAACTTCATCCCCGAGTTGTGGAGTGATGAAGTAATAGGTGCATATAAGTCAAATCTAGTGGTTGCTAATTTAGTTACTAAGCTATCTCACAAAGGTAAAAAAGGCGATACTATCTATATCCCTGTACCTGCGAGAGGAAGTGCAAGTGTTAAAGCAGCAAACACACAAGTAACATTATCAGCAGCTACCAACACAAAGGTAACTGTGTCTATCGACAAGCACTACGAATACTCAAAATTAATTGAGGACATCGCAGAAGTACAAGCACTAGCAAGTATGCGTAAGTTTTATACTGACGATGCTGGTTATGCTCTTGCCAAGCAAGTAGATACTGATTTGTTTGCTCTTATAGAGGGTTTACAAGGTGGTACAGTAGGCGGTACTGGTGCAGCAGCATTTGAAAATGCTGTTATCGGTGGTAACGGTTCTACTGCATATACTGGTAATTCAACTAATGCCTCTGACATTACTGATGCTGGTATTCGTAGAATGCTTCTAACTCTTGATGATGCAGATGTACCGATGGACAATCGTGTAATGGTAGTTCCACCAATCTGTGCTAATGACATGCTTGGAATCAACAGATTTACAGAGCAACAGTTTATTGA